ACCTGTTATATAATTAAGTATATAAACTCCAGCTGATAATCCACAAAGTTCAACCAAAAGTAATAATAACAATTGGTCAAAATTAGGTAAATCTTTAGAACTGTTTCTAAGATTTTTTATTTTATTTAATACGTCACTTGTCATTATAAGTCTTCTTTAGTTCTTACACTTTTAAATACAGGTAAAAATGGAACGGGATTTTCAGTAGTAGTGTATCCAAAGAATTTAACAGTACCCATTTTACCAATAAGATCATCTATATGTTCACGGTACCATTGTTTTAAATTTCTGTCACCTATTGGCTTAGCTTTAAATTGGTTTCCATCTGCAGTTGTAAGTAAGAAACAAAGGTCTTCATCTCTTAATCCTTCAACTAATCCTAGAATTTCAAACTCAGAATCTTGGAATTTTTTAACTTTTAACATACGGTTATCCCGAGCCCCACATTTATAAAATTGATTAGGGTCCCTAATTACTAAACCTTCGTAGCCGTCATGTACAAATTTATTATGTAACTGAATGATATTATTATATCCTGAAACTTGAACATGACTAAGAACTATTACCTTATCATAATTAGGATATGTTTCTAAAAACTGTTTTAGTTCTTCTAGAATTTTTAACCTTTCTGAGAAGGTTAAAGACTCCTCTACAATATCATATACATGATACTGTAATGCCTGGTGTTTATCACACAAATCCTTTAATCGTACAATTCCACTAATGTAAGCTAGAGGCATTCCATGAATATATAACTCCCCGTCTAACACAATCTTAGGATGTAATTGAAAGAACTCCATTAAAGGCTGACTTTCTCTAATATATGTTGAAGGTATATCATAGTTCATACCTCCTCTTGAGGAAGTGTAAACCTGAAAAGTTTCTGAATTCCAATACATTAATGCTCTTACTCCATCTAGTTTTGCACTTGCGTACCAGATTTTATTAAAAATTTCGGTATTAAGTCCATCTGAGCTTTTTGCAAGCATAGGTTTTAAATTGCCTTGCTGATCGGTTAAACTAGTTGGAACTTTTGTTTCAATATCACTTAGATTAGTTAAATCAGTAATGCCTAATTCAGTATCTTCTTTATAACCTTTATCAAGATACCCAGAACATATACTATTATATTGTAAAGTAGCTTGTTCTAAAATAGAACGTTTAACCTTACCTTTGTCAACAGTAATTATTGGTCTGGAAATTTTTTTTCCAGTTAACAATCCAGTTTCTCCTGTTATTGTATAAGTTAGATTAATAAAATTAAGTTGTAAAGTAACAATTCTAATTTTACCCTTGTTATCTCGTTTAAAAAAGTTTCTAGTCATAATTATTTTTGATATAAATGAATATCTCCTTGAGTTCGAGATAATGCAACGTATTGTAACTGTCGTAATTCTTTTTGTCTAGGACAAAGTAGAATATTTTCCATATCAACTAATATAGTATCATATTGACTTGCTTGACTTTTATGTACTGTTATACAGTAACCATAATCCAAACTTTTCTTTTTGATAGTTCTACCTTGAATAGATAAATCAATGGGAGTGAGAAATTTCTTCATTTCTGTAAAATAAAATGCCCATTTAATATTTGATTTATATTTTACAGCATCTAATCTTAGTTTTTCTAAACTGCTAATTAGAAAAGAAATTTGTAATGGTGGATTCTGTTCTGGATCTAAAATAAAGACATTATCAAGATAAACATTTGATAATGTATCATATAATGTTATTTTCCACCCACTTACTAACAATTTACAAATAGTTTTCGTACCCTGTTCGACCTTTGTTACAATATAATCAATAGAATTGTCTATTTGATAAGTGTAATCTCCTCCATTAACCTCACATGTATCATATCCAGTAATAATATCTCCTACACAAAATTTAGATTTTGGACGATCAAAAATAAGATCTCTAATAACTTTATTAAAAATACTAATTCGTTTATTGGTATATGAAATTAACTTAACAATAGTTGGATCCTCTAGATTGACTGAATCTTGAAATAAACATTTATTATTTTTAATAAACTCTAGAACATCTGAATAGGTATATAATGAAGCACCTGCTGGGTCGATAATTTCTGTGAATTTAGTTACAGGGCTTATTCTTAATTGTTCTAGAAGTTTCGCAAGTTTGGTTAGTTCTCCATTTTGACTATATTGTTGTCGATAAACTGTTGTTAATTCTAATATTAGAGAAGAGTCGAAAGTTTTTGATTTAGTTGATTGTTTAACAGGCGCTAACTGGCTTACATCACCTAACCATAACAACTTACAATTATACTCTGAGGCTTTTTTTACAATTAGATTGTATAAGGTATCATTTATCATACTACACTCATCTATAATCCAAACAGCATTTCTATCTAAAACAATAGAATTTCTAGACTCAAATTTTAAATCCTTAAAGTCTAAGTCTAATATATTTAGCTTTGGATATAATGACAACAAGGTATGAACAGTAATAGCCTCAGATTCAGTTATTGAGGCTATTACGTTTTTTGATTTATTTGTTGGACTTATAACCAAATAGGGAATTTTGTTGTCCTTTAGTATTTTTACTAAAACCTTCATTAATTGTGTTTTTCCTGTTCCTGCTTTACCAGTAAGACAACAATCAAAACTTAATGGATACTCAATAAAATCAGTTATTTTTTTTAATACTTCTTTTTGATTTTTATCAAGTTTATAAGACAATAATTTTTTTTCTAAGTCCTCTATATTGTATTTCATTACTTAATACCAGTACTACCAAACCCTCCTCCTCTATCATTCTGATCTGAGAATTCAGATTTAGATGTTTTTTGAACCCACTGAATAGGAGCAATCTTATTTAAAATAAACTGTGCAATACGTTCACCATCTTCAATTACCACAGGTTCAAATCCATTATTAATAACAATAATACCAATCGGATCCCTATAAAAGGTATCAATAGTTCCAATTGAGTTAGCAAGGGTTAAGCCTGTTTTAAACGACAGTCCAGAACGTGGACGTACTTGCAGTTCATAACCCTTTGGTACTGAAACTGTTAACCCTGTAGGAATAATAGCTCGTGCTTGTGGGTTCAGAATCACAGACTTAATTTTGTTTACAGGATTCTCAAATAAAAACTGACAGTCTCCTTTAGCCTTTATAGGATTTTCTGGAGTTATTTCACTAAAATCTGCTCTAACATCACATCCAGCATCCCAGTTATGTTCATAACTAGGAAGTTGATTCTTTGAAGTATTAACTACCTCAACTTTAATCATCTCATTTTCAAATTCCTTCTGGTATGTCATCATAGTATTTTCCTATTTTATGTGGTTTTCGCATTTTTTCTCGAGTAATAGAATTATTCATATTCTCCTGGTGAGTTCTCCACCAAAGGTTTTCCAGACGGTTATCCCATCTGTTTGTATTCTTATGATCTACCTCTTTTCCTAGGGGAGCTGGACCATAAAAAGCTTCTAATACAGCTCGTGCTGGATTAATATTTACAGGTTTACCTTTATGTTGAATAGTAACTCTACGATATCCATTAATCCAAGATCCTTCCAAACCGCGTTTTGTTTTAGCATTTGCAATTTCTCCTAAGTTAGATACAACATATCCAGGATAACCTAATACTGGTTTTCAAATTCTTTGACTCATCTATAGTATTTTTAATCTTAATTCAAAGTATTATTCTGAGGAAGTTAATTCTTTTAAATAAGTTAAACCATAACCAACTAAATACTGAAAATCTAACAATTCAGTATTATTAAAATCCTTTATATGGTTATAACATCGTATACTATATTCACCAGCATCCTCTTCATATTCAAATTTAGCAACTGTATATCGATATTCTGGATTTTTAAAACAGTTTTTATGAATCTCTACATAGCTATACGTTTCATCATTTGGCCTATAAAAATCTCCATCTTTAATAAAATCCTCCTCCTTTTGGTAGTAAGGATTACTTTCATATTTAACTATTTCATAACCTGGAGTTTTTGGAGGATTGCATAAATAGGTACAAGGACAAAAGGCGAGATTATTGATTCTCTTTATTATCATAAAATAAATAAGTTATATCGGTTAATTTGCCATTACTTACCTGATAAAACCGCTGATTAGTAGTAGAAGAATTTAAAGGACCTAATTCAGCTTTATAAGGTCCTAATTTTATATAATCAAAATTTTGTAAGTTGACCTTATTTGAAAGTTCTTGTTTGCCAGAATACCAACATATTTTAAGGTGTCTTGTAAAACAGTTACGTTCTGTAAAAGCTAACTTATTAATTGCTTCTGGGTCCTGATCTCCTCCCATAAAACAAATACAAGTTATCCCATTATTGTCTTTTATAAGATGTTCTAAAGATTCTTCATTTAACTCATCACCAATATCTTCTGATAAATAAGAACTATGACACCCATCGCACTTATTTGGACATCCAGAAATATTAATACAAAGTGTTATTTCATCAGGTACTTCTCTAAATGTTACCTGAGCGTCAGTATACTTAAGCATTATATACTCTCTTATTAGCTTCAATTCTACGTCCTTTACTAAATGCCTTAATAGGTCTTAAATATCCAATTATACGTGTTCATCAAGTAATCTTATTACTATGACATTTAGGACATTCTATAAGTTTGTGTTTCGAGATAAAACCACAATTATCACACTGACTATTTGGAATATTAAATGTAAAATAGCTACACCCTTCTTTAATTGAAAAATCAATAAGTTTTTCATATTGACTTTTACTTAAGTGCTCTTCAAGATTTACATGATTTGCCACTCCTCCATCTAATAATTCTGTGAATTCTTTACCTTGCATTTTAAATTTATCAAGAACACTAATAGATACGTCATCAGGCATATAAAAATATGACGTATAACAGTTTCTTCTTTCTGGAACTATGTATCCGTCTTTTTTATCTCAATTATAGTTTTTAATGCCTAATCCTTCTGCTGGCACAAATTCGCAATTAAATTTAAGTTCTTTAGTACGATGCTTTTTATTTTCTTCACTAATAACTTCTGTAATAAACCTACAAAAATGTTTATAGTCCTCATTATAGGAACAAGAAATTCCTAAAAACAATGCTGCTTCATTAATTCCATTGATTCCTATAGTTAGAAATTGTTGATCTAAATTAATATATCCTTCTGAGTATACAGGAAGCATATTATGTTTATATAGATCCTTTAACAGTTCATTATACGCAGTATGATACTTGTACACTCTATCTAAAATATTGACCAAATAATCTTTTATGAAAGACGTATTTTCTTT